GTTATTAATACTATTAAAGATTTAGAAATGCATGCTTTACTATTTGACTTAATGGGGCTTTCTCGAACTCCATATAATAAAATTAATATACACGTAGGTGCTACTTATGGAGATAAGTATGGTGCTGCTGAAACTTGGTGTAAAAATTTTAAAAGATTATCTGAAGGTGTTAGATCTCGATTGACTATTGAGAATGATGATAAAGCTTCTATGTATTCAGTTAAAGATTTACATGAATTGATTTATGATGTTGTAGGAATTCCAATTGTGTTTGATTATCATCATCATACATTTAATGACGGAGGTCAGTCAGCAGAAGAAGCTTTGAAATTGGCTATGTCTACTTGGAAAGACGTAAAGCCAGTTGCTCATTATTCAGAGTCAAAGTCGCTACATGAAAATGACACTACAATTAATCCTAGAGCTCACTCAGTATTAGTTACTAATTATATTGATACTTTTGGTTTAGATGTTGATGTAATGATTGAAGCGAAAGGTAAAGAATTGGCTCTTTTAAATTATAGAATTTTGCATGGAGCCAATTAATATTATAATATTATTATTATATTAATATTTATTATTAATTATTATATATATTATTTATAATTATACAAACATTTAAAAAATCAAACAAAAAATAAAAATAAATTTATGAGATACAAAGAACACACCGTAAGAAAATTAGAAGCTCAGTCTACTAAATTAAAAACATTACAAAGAGCTATTCAAAACTCAGATATATCCGCTGCTGATGCAGTGCAATTCATCGAACAAACTATTAAAGAAATTAACTTAGTAGTTGAAAGATTAGAATTAGAATCAAATGAATAAACATGTACTTAAATTTCTTGTAGTATTAATAGCAATATCTCTAGCAGGTTGCGCAGCTTTCTTTTCAATAGTAGGTCTATCGAAATTGTTTGCTGGTGCAGCTATTGCTGTAATGGTAATGGCGTCGACATTAGAAGCTTCTAAATTAGTTATAACTTCATTTTTATATCAAGCTTGGTCTACTGTTAATAAAACTTTAAGATTGTATTTGTTAATTGCAATTTCAATTATTGCAATAATTACTTCAATTGGAATTTATGGATTTTTATCTAGCGCATATAGTGAGACAAAATCTAAATATGATTTAACTCAAACTCAAACTGACAGCTTATCAACTCAAAAATCATATTACGAATCTTCAGTAGATAATTATAAATTGCAATTAACTACAAAAACTAGTCAATTAACTAATTTATCTAATATTAGAAATTCACAAGAAGCTCGAGCAAGTCAATTGGTAACTAATAAAAGATCTTCTAAATCAGCAGACAGAAGTGCTAAAGAAACAGACGCAGTAATTAAATTAATTAATTTAGATATTGATAATTTAAATAAAAATATAATTACATATTCTGACTCTGCAAAAAAAATTCAAGTTAAAATAACTCAATTAGGATTGAAAAATAATATTTCTTCTGAATTAGGATCTTTATCTTATGTAGCTCGTCTATTAGACGTTTCAATGGATAGCGTAGTCAATGTGTTAATTATACTTTTTATAATTGTATTTGATCCATTAGCTATTTGTATGGTGTTAGTATTTAATTCTATGTCTAAGACACCGGAAGATAATAAACCAAAAGAAACTCCTCAAAAAGAAATTAATTTTCCAAAAGAAGAGTATATTCCATATGAACCTGATTTTTTCTTAAATCCTAACGAAATAATAGCAGATAATATAGTCGATCTACCGTCGGAACAACCCCTAGAACAGTCTGAACCGAGTACTATAATATCTAAGCCTAGGAACAATATTAAAGAAGAATATAAAGAATCTATACGAAAGGAAGAAGAGCGTAAAAGAAATAAAAAATTAGATGATTTATATAATGAATCAAATTCTAAAACGTACTAATTAAATAAAGTTATGAAAAATAAATCTAAAGAATCTACACCCGTTATCGAATCACATTACAAAACAAAAATTGATTCGATAGGACGGAGATCAATGATTTGCCAAAATTCTGAACCTGGAGGCAAATATTTTAAAGGTCAAATTTGTAATGAATGGTCTCGAGTTGGAAATGATGCTACTGCAGTAATTTGTTGGAAGTGTACTGCTGCAGTTACTGAAGGCCCATTAATAAGAAGTGCTGTAGTAAAATCAGATAAACCTAAAGGCTGGACATTTATGAAAGAGTTTGTAGCTGTAGATGGTACCGTGTATCATAAAGGAATCGAGCAACCTACATTAAAAGGAACATTGCCAGTAACAGTTATTGAAGTTAAACAAGAAAAAGTAAAATTATCTAAACAAGAAAAGGCAGATGCGTTTTTAGCAACTGGCAAGGAAATAGAACAACTCAAAGCTAAATTATTTAATGAAACTAGAAAAGGTAAAAAAGCTGAAATAATTCGTTCATTATCTAAAGCTAATAAACAGCTTAAAAAATTAATGTAAGATAAATTTTGATATTAACAATTAATTTCTTATATTAATTAAAATTATAAAATATGACTATACGTAACAAAAGTAAAAGTGTGCCTTTTAAAAGTTTATATGATGATGAACCGGCAATGCCAAAAACAAAAAAAATAAACGATAAAGACACCACTGCTAAAAATGAAGTTTATAATGAAATTGATTATGGAGTTAGTATCAATGACTCTGTTATATATCTTCACGGAGACATACTTCTAGGTAATTTATTTGATTTTATTTCAAAAGTTAGATTAATTTTAGAACATCGTCCAGTAGAAGCTAAAGACAATCCAATTACATTATTAATTAATTCCAATGGAGGCGATGTATATGAAGCTTTAGGTATTATTGATTATATGGAAACTTTATCAATTCCGGTCAATGTAATTGCGCGTGGCAGAGCAATGTCAGCAGCTGCAATGATTTTATGTTGTGGTACCGGTACCAGAGCTGCTTCGAAAAATACCACTATTATGGTGCATGAAGCCTCGGCTAATATATTTGGTAAGTCTGCAGACATCAAAGCCAATGCAGAGCATATTGATGAATTAGAAGAAGATTTTTATAAAATGATGGCTAAGAAAACTAAACAAGATGAAGATTTTTGGCGTAAAGCATGTAGAAAAGATTATTACATGACAGCAGACAAAGCAGCTGAATTAGGATTAATAGATCAAGTAATTTAAATTTATGGGAAAACAAGACACTGAACTTCAATGGCAAACGTTTATAGAATATATTAATGCATATATTTCTAATCCACGTAAAGAATTATTAATTAAAATGTATGAAGCTTTATCTGATAGAGTTTTAACTGCTCCAGCATCTTCACATTCAACTAGACATAACTGCTTTCCAGGAGGTTATATCGATCACGTTAATAGAGTTATTAAAACTGCTATTAAATTGTTTGAAGTTTGGTCTGAAGCAGGAGCTGCTACAACTAAATTTACTTTGGAAGAAGTAGTATTTGCAGCTATTAATCACGATTTAGGTAAAGTAGGATCTAGCTCTGAAGATTATTATATTCCAAACGATTCTAGATGGCACGTTGAAAGAGGTCAAATATATAAAATCAATCCAGCTCTTCAATTTATGAAAGTTCCAGATAGAAGTATTTTTCTATTGCAAGAATATGGAATAAAATTTTCAGAGAATGAATATTTAGCAATTAAATTACATGATGGATTATATGGTAAAGGAAATGAATCTTATTTAATGGCAGGAATGCCTGAGTTTGCTTTGAAAACGGATTTGCCAATACTATTACATCACGCAGATCATTTAGCTACTTTAATAGAAGGCAACATAGCACATTCAGCAGATACGTCAGCGACAAAAATAAAATCAAAACTAACTAACATAAACAATCCAATTGCAGACGAAAATTTAAAATCTGCATTTGATAAAATATTTGGATAATGGCAATAACAATTATAATTTTATTACTCATAGCTAGCATTGCAATGGGTTATAGCATTTGGAATTTAATTAGACAAAATGAAGATTTAGAAGAAACGGTAATTTATTATCAAACTAAATTATCAAGCCTTCGCGAGCAAGTATTAGATATGGAAATTCAATTAAAAGAAATTGATATTCGTGGATCATTTGCGTCAGACGATGAAGTAGGATTTGTATTTAAAGAAATTAAAGAAATGTCTTCGGACTTAACTAAAGCAATAGAATCAGTATATGAATTTAGAGACTAATACAAAAGAAATAGAGCCAGTTGTTGTAGTAACTCCTGAAGTAAAAACTCGAGGCCGTAAGCCTAAAACAAAACAGTATTTTACAAAAGAAACTGAAAATGCTATTTTGCTTTACAATCTTTTAGAAGATGAAATAGAACGTAATAAATTATACGACGCAGAAATTAAATATCCATTTGATAAGCTAGTTGAAAATATTATTCATACATTTAAGTTTTATCATTTTGACATTCCATATGAAGATGTTAAACATGAAGTAATTGCTTTTTTAAATGAAAAAATTCATAAATACACAGACCCTTCTAAAGGAAAAGCATTTTCGTATTTTTCTATTATCGCAAAAAATTATTTAATTATTCATAATAATGGAAATTATAATAAATTTAAAAATTCAACTCAACCAGAATCAATTGACGAAGATAGAAATATTATTAATGAAGTAATGCGTAGTGAAGAAGTTCAAGAAAAATTTGAATTTATGGATTTGTTTATAAAGTATATGGACATCAATTTAGC